AAGTTGTTTAGAGTTGTCATGTCTCTTATCCTTTATGTGTTGTGTTGCTTATTAAGTTCATAGCATCCATGATAATGGCGCTTGCGTCATCGCCTAGCAGTTGTTCGCTATCGTTTGTCAGCGTGTCTAATAATTGAAAAGCACGTTTTAAGTCGTTTTCGTCTGCATTATCCATAATTTGTTGATAAGGGTTTACTTGTTTAATCAACTCCATGTCTTGATAGTACCCATCAACTACATCATGACTCACCTCTGACCAGTCATAATCATAATCATAATCTATTAACGCCCTCACAATCCTGTCGTTATGCTCTGGGTTGTTTATGTCATGTTCTAAGTTTTTAACATATGTTAAATGATCTAGGTTGAGTTCTAGCTCATAACGTATGCACTCGGTTGTGACGTGCGTGTATTGTACTTTGTATGTTGGCTGTTGTTTCATATCTCTTATCCTTTTCTAAATAGTATTTTGTAAAACCCTTTCGGGCGTTTTAGATATTTCTCAGCGCGTTCTATCGCTTTGAGGTGCAACCGCTTTTGTGTGTTGTCAATGTATGTGTTCTTATCCATGCGTGACGCAAAATGCAGTGTTGAAGTGTTTAGCATGTTTTTAAATCCTTTGTGTGTGTTAGTTGCTTATAGTACCTATATAATGCACTGAACGGTTGAGAGTGTTAGCGCCATGATAACCATATGCAGCGCCGTTGATCTCGTTTATATATACACCGCTGTAAGTTTCATGACATTGCAACGCATCAAGCACTTGTTCTACGTTGTCGCGCATTGTGTAAAGCGTGACATGTTGAATGTCGTTCAAGTCTTTAATAGTTGCAATGCTCATCGTCTTATCCTTTGTGTGTTTGTGTTACTCTGCAAATAGCTCTGCTATCACTGCGTCTGTATCTGCTTGTGCATACTCATAAGCTTCTAATAAGTCTTGATCTGTTAAATGTCCCATTTATGTTACCTCGTTTTGTGTTGTTTAATTAACTTACCTTATACTTAAAGTATAACGCGAATATTGAACATGTGTCAAACATTTTTTACAATAAATTTAGATATTTTTTGACCTTTTACGCGCCAGCCAAAACGTAAGGCTCTACATATTTCTTGAGGTGTTGAACCTAAAGCCTGTGCAAGTTCTTTTTGCGTTTTGAAAACCTGCGTATCGTTTAAAGCATAATTATATTGAACGTTGCTTTTCTCGGTTGAAAGGTCTAGCGCGTTTTGTGCTGCGTTGTGATAGCACCAAGATAAAGCGTCTAAATAGTTATCTGTACTATGGACTAGGTGAAGTGGGTTTTTTGTTTGTGTGGTGATTGTCAGTGTGTGTTCAGTTTTATAAATGTTGTACATGTGATAATGTGCCTTTGTTGTTGTGATTAAGATGGATGTTAATTAGCATTATTTTAAGATACTGTCAAGTTGTCGGTGAGTTGCTGTAAATTACCAAAAATTTTGGTGTAACGCTGTAAATTCTCAAAAAAGATCATCTTTTTTCATCTTTTTAAATAGTTACCAGTGTGTTGTCAGTGTGTTAAGTGTAGTTTTGTGTTTGTTTTCAGTATGTTATGCGCCGTTTTGTAATAAAATTATCAGTATGCAAAAAAACCCTATTTAGCGTTTGAAAAGTATTGAAAATTAATAAAAGGTAACAAAACACTTTTTAATACTCTTAAAATGCCAGATAGGAAAAAGTGCGAATCTGGTAACTTATCGTGATTTTAAAAAGATCATCTTTTTTCATCTTTTTGGTAACTTTTCGACTGCTAATAAACACACCGTCCAAAATCCTCAAAACCTCAAACGTACTTCTTAACAGTTGTCAGCGTCTATTAACAGTGTCAATGTCAATTAACAGTTTGACAATGCTGTCAGTTGTGTACGTTGTGTGATTGCTGGCGCTGGTGTGAAGTTGCTTCAACATGCTGGCGCTGTTTTGCGAGGGGGGTAGCTCCCCCTAGTATCTGAACGCCCCACCCCCTCCAGAAATTTTTTGAAATTTTCAGTTACCAAAAGGTTACTTCCAACATGCTCACCACACCCACAACATCACCCCTCCCTCCTTCACAACAGCTCAAAGGTTATAGTTGTCACTCACAACAATATTGTCATCTCAAAACAACTCTGCTAACCTCATAATAACGAGAGGAACGCCCATGCTAATTAACAGTAAAACACTGTCCCTTATGGAACGTCTGAGTAGAAAGTGCGATAAGTGCCACTGGCCTATGATCGGCATACTTCAAAAATCTGGAAAGCAAGCGCCACGTGAAGTATGTTCCTCATGCGGAGGAAAGGCGAAGGTAAAGTGACACAACCCACTAGAGCTTACGACCTGTTAGAGGAGTTCGAAAAGCTTTGTGTTGACGAGTATGTAGATCATACGAAGCGTCAGCAGAAAATGCTTAACGAGCGTATCATACTGGCATTAAAGAAACCCATATGCACTGAACATCTAAAGCGATCACGCGGCGTGCTTCACAGACCCCTCGTCCGCGCCGCACTTCATGAACGTATAACTGAAGAAGCTGACGAAGAGGATCTTTCCCCGACGAGGGTGATACGAGAGTTGCAGAACATAGCTTTTTCAAACCAGAAGGATTATTACGAAGCAGGGGACTTTGGAGAGTTAGTGCTTAAGAACATCGACACCATATCACGTGAGAAAATGGCAGCGGTCAAAACCATTGAGTGTTACCCCTCACCTATGGGGATGCGTCATAAAGTCGTACTCCACGACAAGAAAGATGCGCAGAAAATGTTAGCGTTACTCATGGGGCTTGTAGCGCCTGAGAACCCTCCTGTACTGGAGGATTATGTGTCGCGTAAGGCTCAAGAAGCAAAAGATGAAGCGCCTGAAGAGATCTACGCTAAACTATTGGAGGGTTAATGCACGACCTCATAGGATGGCAGCAGACACAAGAGACACAAAAGATACAGCCAGAATGGAAGCCTGAACCACTCTCAAAGGAGCAATGGCCTCCTGACTACGCGGCGGTGTGGCGTTGGAGAGCAAAACAACTCAAAAAGCTCAGAAGTGATCCGAGACTACTCAAAGCAGCTAAAGCATATTACAGCACCAGACCTACTGAGTTCATAATGCATTGGATGGATACGTATGATCCTCGGCGACCTAAGAACAAATGGATACCGTTTGTGTTCTTCATGAAGCAAGAGGAGCTGGTAACGTTCCTCCAGTCCCTAGACGCAGATCAGGAGAGTGGGCTCATTGAGAAATGTCGTGATATGGGCGCTACGTGGGTATGCTGTGGTTACTCAGTGTGGGCTTTCCTCTTCCTAGACGATGATGCGACTGGATGGGGTTCACGTAAAGAACAGCTGGTAGACAAGCTCGGAGACGCTGACAGCATCTTTGAGAAAATGCGACTAATTCTAAAAAGGTTGCCGAAATCCTTCCTTCCCGAAGGGTGGAACTGGTCACGTCACGCTACGTATATGAAACTAATCAATCCTGAGAACGGTTCGACGATCACAGGAGAAGCTGGGGACAACATTGGGCGCGGAGGTCGTAAAGCGCGTTATTTCAAAGACGAAGCGGCACACTACGAACGCCCTGAGAAGATTGAAGCAGCGCTGGGTGATAACACCAACGTTCAGATCGACATCTCCTCGGTTAACGGTCTGGGTAACGTGTTCCATAGACGCAGAGAGAACGGTGAGATCTGGTATCCTAACCGAGAACTCCAAAAAGGTTACGTCCGTGTGATGATAATGGACTGGTCGGATCATCCGCTCAAAACCCAAGAATGGTATGACACTCGTAAAGCCAAATACGAACGTGAAGGGATGTCTCACGTCTTTGCGCAAGAGGTTGATCGGAACTATGCGGCAGCAGTTTCAAACGTTATGATCGACTATCAATGGATACAATCCGCAGTCGATGCTCACATTCATATCCCTTACATGGCTGAAGCGTATGAGGAAAACAAGGGTAAGTGGTATGGAGGGCTTGACGTTGCTGACGATGGTGAGGATAGGAACTCATTGTCACTTCGAGAGTGGGTGGTTTGGAAGTATGTTGAGGAATGGGGGGATCGTGACCCAGGCGTTACAGCCCGTAGAGCAATCATGAAGATCCGTGAGATTGCAGGAAAAGCTATCGTAATGTATGACAGTATTGGTCTTGGAGCGGCTGTCAAGACCGAATACAACCGCCTGACAGAAGACCCAGACCCTCAGACAGGTGAGATCATTCTCAACAAAAACGAAGTCCCATTCGTACCGTGGAACGCTGGATCGAGCGTTGAGAAACCTTACGAGCGGATCATTCCAGACGACACCGAGTCTTCAACAAACAAAGAACATTTCGCAAACCTTAAGGCTCAAGCGTGGCAGTCACTCTCAAATAGGTTCTATAAAACGCATAAAGCTCGCACAGAAGGTGTACATTACGACCCAGATGAGTTAATATCACTTGACAGTAACATGCCGATGCTGGAACAGTTGAAGAAAGAACTAGCACAGCCGACCAGAGGTCAATCGAGCAATCTTAAAATGTTAGTTGATAAGAAGCCGCCAGGGACGAAATCACCTAACAACGCAGACGGTGGAATGATGATGTATTATCTTCTCGACATTAACAATCAACCAATCTTGGTAGGTAACTATGGGCATTAAGCAAGAAAAACACCCCCTATTAAAACGAGCGCCTGATCTTGGTAAAATGGTTCCGTACTGGGACAAAACCGATGCGATCATCGAAGGTCATGACGCAATGCGTAGAGCAGGTGAGGAGTTTCTACCTAAGTTCGGTGACGAAGAGCAGTCAGACTACAAGAAGCGTCTGACGATCACTAAGTTCACTAACATCTTCCGTGACGTTGTTGAAGGGCTCTCAAGCAAACCTTTCCAAGAGGAAGTAACGTTGATCGGAAGTGACGTGCCTGAAGAGATCGTCAACTTCATTGAGAACGTAGACGGGTCTGGTAACAATCTGACAGTGTTCGCGGCTCAGACGTTCTACAACGCAATCGCAAGCGCTATTGACTGGATCTTCGTAGATTACCCGTCTGTAGACGTTACGCGCTCAATGACACGTGCAGAAGCTAAAGCGCGAAATATTAAACCTTTCTGGTCACACATTCTAGGACGCAACGTACTTGAGATCAGAACGGAAGTTTTCGGGTCTGACGAGGTTATCGTGTACTTTCGAGTGTTAGAACCTGAGATTGACGGAAAAGATAAGGTTCGTGTCTTCACTAAACTTCCTGACGCTGTTGTGTGGGAACTTTATGAAGAGAACCCAGAAGCTAAGAAACTCGAAGACAAGATGGTTAAAATTGACGAAGGGCAACTTTCAATCGATGTAATCCCTATGGTTCCTTTCATCACTGGTCGTCGTGAAGGTAAAAAATTCAACATTCAACCGATCATGCAGGACGCAGCAGACCTTCAGGTTACATTGTATCAGGAAGAAAGCGGTCTACAGTTCATCAAGACGATGGCTGGTTATCCAATGCTTGCTGCTAACGGTATTAGACCAGAACGAGACAAAGACGGGCAACCTAAAAAGCTTCCAATCGGTCCGATGAAGGTTCTCTACGGTGCTCCTGACGGTTCAGGGAACCACGGAACATGGAGCTATGTTGAGCCGAATGCAAACTCAATGGAGTTCTTAAAGAAGAGTATCGACAGCACGAAGCAGGATCTGCGTGAGCTTGGCCGTCAACCACTCACAGCATTGTCCTCACAGCTTACAACAGTGACGACTTCTATCGCAGCTGGTAAAGCTAAAACAGCAGTCGGTGCTTGGGCTCTCATGCTCAAAGACGCGCTTGAGAACGCTTTAATGCTGACAGCGAAGTATATGAACTTAGAATATGAAACTGAGGTCAACGTCTACACAGACTTCGACAATGTGAGCGATACTAATGCTGATATTGACAATCTCCTTACAGCTCGTGAGAAAGGTGACATCTCTCGTGAGACACTTCACTTTGAGATGAAGCGCCGTAAGATTCTTTCACCTGAGTTTAGTACTGAGGAAGAAAACAAACGACTTCTCGCAGAAATTCCTTCTGACGGATTGGATGCTCCTGAGAATGAGGAAGACATTGACAACGAAGATGATGTCTGACATCCTGACTAAAACTTAACCCAAATAGGCAACGAAATGAAAAACAAACTACCTTTTATTCTATCAAATCTACTTGTTCATGATAACTCTGGTTGGAAGCTTGACGATGACGGTCACGTTGTCATGAAGGATGGAAACCCAGTGTACCTTAACGGCGGTAACGAAATGACTGTTCGTGGAGACACTATCTCTCAGCTTAACGGTGAAGCGCAACGCCATCGTGAAGAGAAGCAAGCACTTGAGAAAAAGTTGAAAGCGTATGATGGTCTTGACGCAGAGCAAGCACGTCAAGCGATCACTAAACTCGCTGACGTAGATTTGAGCAAGATGATCGACAAGGGTGAGATCGATAAAGTTAAGGCGCAGATCCAATCCGAGTACAATACTCTTATGGAAGAAAAAGACGGAGCGATTGGAAAGCTTCAGTCAGAGATCGACGGCATGAAGATCGACAGCATCTTTAACTCTAAGTTTGTACAAGAAAGCGTAGCCGTCCCTCACGACATGTTCCAAGCTTCATTCCGTAATAACTTCAAAGTAGAAGACGGTAAGATCAACGCTTACGATAAGAGCGGCAACCGTCTTATGAGTAAAGAGCACATCGGTGAACCAGCGTCCCCTGAAGAAGCTCTCAAACTTCTGGTTGATGCGCACCCTCAGAAAGACACAATCCTCAAAGCTGACATTGGCAACGGTTCAGGAAGCAACGGTAGCGGCGGTAATCGCGGTACTGGTCGCATTCTCAAACGTGCTGAGTACGACAAGCTCCCACCAGTAAAGCAAGCAGAACTCGCAGGTAAAATGGCCAGCGGTGAACTGCAGATTGTAGATTAAGTTTAGAGACCGTCAAATCACACACCACACTGTAACGAAGACCCTTTCTCACACTCTCCTGAGAAAGGGTCTTTTTAATGTTTGACATGCTTTCAGAACTACCGTAGTATTTATTCACGACTTTCTTGGATGAGTAAAGTCGGGCACGGGTTGGATGACCCATTAATCGATAGCGCTTTGACGGTTGGATGACCTAATAAGATCACGTTACGGTTTCTTATCACAAAAATTTGTTATTTGGTTTAACAATCGGTGTGTGCTCGATAATCTTATCTATGTTCGCACCGTTCAAAGAAAAAAGGTACGAACAATGAAAACATCTAATTTCTCGTTCAGTTCTGGTAAAGCTCCTTACATTTTGAGCGGCGCTTATCCGAACGACAACACTCTAACAGGTCTTATTCCTGATCTCTATGCTGGTCTTGACGTAGTTTCTCGTGAACTTGTAGGTATGATTCCTTCAGTATCTCGTAACTCAGGCGCAGAACGTGCAGCAGTTGGTCAAAGCGTTGTGTATGATATAGCTCCAGAGATGGCTGCTTCTGACATTACACCGTCTATGACAAAGCCAACACCAACAAACCGTACAGCTGGTACAGGTAGCATGACAATCTCTAAATCACGTAAGGTCGAGTTCGGCTTCACTGGTGAAGAGCAACGCGGTCTTAATCACGGACCTGGTTATCTATCAGTTCAAGCAAGCTGGTTTGCTCAAGCTCTTCGTACTCTTACAAATGAGATTGAAAGCGATCTATGTACAGAAGGTTACAACCACGCAACACGTGCTTACGGTACTGCTGGTACAACTCCTTTTGCTACAACTCTAGGCGCTTCTGCTCAGACACGTAAGATCTTGGATGACAACGGCGCACCTGGTTCTGGTCGTTCGCTTGTTATCGACACCTCAGCTGGTGCAAACCTACGTACATTGCAGAACCTAACTCGTGTAAACGAAGCAGGTACTTCAATGACATTGCGTCAAGGTGAGCTTTTAGACATCCACGGTTTCTCAATCAAGGAATCAGCTCAGATCGTAAATCACACTGCAGGTACAGGTGCTTCAGCTACAACTGACGCTTCTGGTTACGCTGAAGGTGCTACGTCAATTACTCTAGCTTCTGCTGGTACTGGTACAATCCTCGCAGGTGACTACATCACTTTTGCAGGTGACGATAACAAGTATCTAGTGTTGACTGGTGATGCTGACGTTTCTGGTGGTGGTACAATCACTATCGAAGCGCCTGGTCTTCGTCAAGCAATTCCAGCGTCTGCAACAGCGATCACAGTTATTGGTGACTCTACTCGCAGTCTTGCATTCAGCTCTAACGCTATCCAGCTTGTTACACGTGCTCCAGCTCTTCCGCAGGAAGGTGACGATGCATTAGATAGCATGATGATTGTTGACCCTCGTTCTGGTCTTACATTCGAGATCCGAGTGTATGCTGGTTATCGTATGGTCTACATGGAAGTAGCTTTGGCTTGGGGCTTTGAAGCCGTTAAGCCTGAACATATCGCAGCTCTACTGGGTTAAGTTACTGCGAACTAGACAGGTAGGGGTTTCTCGTTGCCCCTACCTGTTACTCAAAGAAGGAGAGTAACATGTTTGACAATTACGTAAATCTTCAAGGTCACTCTGCTGAATCGTTGTCGGTCAGCACCAGCGCGGAAGTAACGACTTCACCTCTTCCTCCAGGTAAGTATGCAGTATGGTCTGACGTTGACGCTTACATCAAAGTTCATCAAGATTCTTCTGTAGCCGACGATGTAACGACCTCCACAGGATTTAAGGTCACAGGGCTTTCAAACCCTCTACCCGTCCTCATAAGTAGTAGCGCCTTTCTTGCAGGTATTGCAGGTGGTGACGGAACGTTGTACTATCACAAAGTAGATTAAAACTTAAACGAAGGAAAAGATATGGCTCGACTACCGACTGTACAGATCAAGACAGAAAATGGAGCGGTAACAATCAACGTTGCTGACTACGACCCTAACAAACATCAAATCATTGGCGCACCTGTAGAGGTCGAAGAGAAAGTAGAGATTGACGAGCTTTACTTTGATGCAATGACCGTTCAAGAACTTAAAGATTTCGCAGAAAAACATGAAATCGAATTAACAAGAGCTAAGAAAAAAGGTGAGATCATCGGTGTGATTTCGGCTGCTCTTCTTGCTCTTGAGCTTACAATCGAAGAGAAGGAAGATAAGTTCCTGATCGTTCTTGGTGAGACTTTAATCATCGAACAACCTTTCGACACAAAGGAAGAAGCAGAAGCGTTCCTAGAAAGCCTTAAGTAATGTACGGAAGCGCGGCAGAGTTCACAACCTATCATGAAGCAAGAGGTCGTACCGTTCCTGGTACTTGGGATACGGACAAGATCGAAGCTGCGCTTTTAGTTGCGTCTGAGTGGATCGACAATAAGTATGGTGATCGCTTTGTAGGTTTTAAGACAGGTGGTTACGCTCAAGAGCGTGAATGGCCTAGAGAGACTGCATGGGCTCGATCAACACCTGAGTATATCTTCGACGACGATGAAATCCCGACAGAAGTTGTTTACGCAACATATGAAGCGGCGTTCAGAGAAGCTACATCTTTAGGATCTCTTTACGCTGATTACGACCCTCAGAAGTATAACTCAGTGTCGATCAGCGGTGCTATCTCCGTCCAGTATGCTCAGAACCTCGATGTAAACTCAGTACAAAAGCAAATTCAAATCATTGAACAACTTCTCTCAGTATTGTTTGGTAACGACCCTGGTGGTTCGTCACTTAGCGGGGGTTCGTACCGTTCATGAGTATTTACGATGATCTAAAACCTGTAGTTTCAGAGATCATGGGTGAGTTTTCTCAAGGTACAGTTTCACTTGTTTCCGTTACAGCAGGGGCTGGGGCGATTGACGACCCTGGAGCCCCGACAGAAGAGACAACAGAATTAGATGCGACTGTCAGTGGTGTGTCATACAAATATGTCTCAGAAGGTCTTGCTGTTTCTACAGACCTAACCGTAACTGCAGCGCCGATTGACGGAATAACCGTCAGCGAGAAGGACTTTGTACTGGTTGACGGTGTAAGATATAAGATCGTTCAGGATATAAGTTTACCTTCAGCGGGAACGAAGCTAGTATGGAAGTTCATAGTCCGAAAGGGGTGAACTCATGGCTCGCAGAACGATAGATAGTTTAATCGCTCTCACAATACCAGAAATTCAAGAAGCTTTTCTAACCGCAATGCAAGACGTTGTGGATAGAGCGATGCTTGCAGAGATGGTTGCAGCTATTGAAGCTAACGATGCTGAAGCTCTTTATAGAGCTACAGGTTTCTCTCCTGCAGCATTGAGCCCGATACTTGATAGAATAGAGCAAGCATATCTGGACGCGGCTGACGTTACTGTTGAAGGATGGCCCAACGTGATTCGAACACCAACAGGTCGAGTAGTGTTTAGATTCAACGGCAGAAACGCTGTGGTAGAGGAAGACCTTAAAGTTAGGTCTTCAGCGTTGATTACAGCTTTAAGTGAAGAGATCAGAGAGAATATAAGAACCACGTTAGAGCGAGGGATGATAGCTGGTGACAACCCTAGAACAACAGCTCTCAATATCGTAGGTAGAGTAGACCTTTCAACTAAGAAAAGGGTTGGAGGAGTTATAGGATTGACTAGAAACCAAGAGAGATGGGTTTCTAGCAGTAAGACTTATCTTGAGCAAGGCAGTGAGAAATACTTCTCCCTTTCTCTTCGTGACAAGAGGTTTGACGGTACGGTGAGGAAAGCGTTTGAAAGCGGTAAACCTTTGAGTAAAGATACGATCAGCAAGCTTGTCACCTCCTACAAGTCAAGGGCGCTACGATATAGGGCTGAAGCTATTGCGAGGACGGAAACAATACAGTCCATAAATCGCGGTCAGTACATGTCGATGAAGCAAGGGATTGAGGAAGGTGTCTTACAAAATGGAGCGGTCACTAAGTACTGGGATGCTGTGGGTGACAGGAAGACTAGACCAACTCATTCGTCACTAGAGGAAGCTACGAAAAAGAATCCATTACAGCTCGATGAACCTTTTGTTTCTCCTTCTGGCGACAGAATGATGTTTCCTGGTGATAGCAGTTTAGGGGCAGACGCAAAAGAGATAGTACATTGTCGATGCAGAATACGTTATAATGTAGACTTCAATTACGGAGTGGATTGATGGATGATTTTGTAACGCAAATAGATAAGATAGTCGTTAACACTGAAGCTCGACTACTGGCGGTTGCTCGAAGCGCCATTAGAGACGTAGTGAACGACACTCAGAAGCTGAAAACAGACGGAGGTAGAATGCCAGTCCGTACTGGTTTCCTATGGTCTTCTGGTGGTTCTTCTCTGAACTCTATGCCAGTCGGTGCTGTGAAAGGTGATAAGACAGCTTCTTACAACTGGGTTAACTCTACATTTGAACTCGATCTGGCTAAAATGAAGTTGGGTGATGTTTTCTACTGGGGTTGGACGGCGGTTTACGCAAACATGCAAAACACGAGAAACGGTTTCTTAGAGTTCGGAACTGACAAGTGGGAGAAGTACGTTAATAAAGCCGTACAATATTGGAGAGATAAGGACGCTAGAAATGCAGAATAGATACATACTTGAAGCCTTGCAGAAAGGTGTCATAGCAGCGGTTGCAGCATCGACAACGGATGACCTAACCATAAAGATGACAGGGAGAACCATTAACCCTCCGTCAAGCGGTAAATGGCTTGAGCTGATACATCTTCCTAACGATGAAGACAGAACGTGGGGTGATGAGAAACTATACAACGGTCGCTTGAGATTGATTCTCCACTGGCCTGTAGATGATCGTGGAAGTTATGAAGCTATAGAGTTGATGGAAAGTATTTTAGGGTATTTCAGCAAGGGGTCTTCCCATGCTGACGAAGGTGAGAACGTTTCCGTACGGATCATCGAGAACCCTTCTTATTTAGGTCATGAAGAAACAGCCCCTGAACAACTCTTCATGTATTCGGTACGTTATCAATATTACGATAAATGATAATTTTTTCAACAAATTAAAAGTTTTGACACTCGTTGAAATCTACTGTACTGTTGGTTTTCAAACCTTACAGAAAGGACGGACAATGAGCAAACCGAACCCGTTAGAAAAATTCATTGCTGGAGGTGTTAGTTGGGACAAAGAAGGTTATAAAGGTGGTTTCTTGTCCTCCTACCATCTTTATAACGACTTCCATGTTGAACCGCATGAAATACATCATTTTATCGAAAATACGCGCTACGTTCTTCTTGGGGTGTGTGATCTTCAAAACGGTGAAGAAACAATGGTGTACGGCCTTAAAGGTCAAACCATCGGAGATTTCTTACTTCTTAATGACGGTGAGGAGTACATGGTGATTGAAGCGGTTTGCGAGAAACTGAGCGTCTGTAAAACGACAGTTTATCGATGGTTGAAAGATGACGTAAACTTCCCTAAACCTTGCAAAAAAGGTAAGAGAAAAGTATGGAAGAAAGCTGACATAGAAGCATGGATTTCTCTCGACAACGATCCAAATTCAGCAATAAAGAAAGCTTTGTTGACAAGCGCGAACATGACATCAAGCAATCCAAAAAAGATAAGATGTATAGTCGTTGACGACGATGGAAACTATGAGGTGTTTCTTGAGGACGGTTTGCTTTCTGTCTTCTTAAACGAGACTTCTCAGAAAACAACTGTCTCGGATATGCTTTCTTTCCTCTTCGAAACTGAACCTGAAGTCCACGAAATGATTGTTGCAAACAGATCGCGTCAAGCTAACGAGATTGTCAACAAGGTTAGAGCGTTTCTCACTAGTTCTGGGAGATTAAAGCAAGAAGAGAAGATTGAAGCTGTACCGACACAATAAACAGCTTGACCCGCTATAGCTTCCTAAGTTATCCTTTGTCTTGTGAAATTATAACTCCTTATGAGGTAGCGAACCATGTTAAAACTCTTGAACCTTTTATCTTTGACAGCTCACGCAAACGCTAACGCTGCTTCTAAAATTTACGTTTGCGGTACAGCGCAAAACTCCGAACTTGCTCAAGTCGATTACGAAGGGCTTACATGGGTTGAGATCGGTGGTGTAGGTTCTCGTGGTGAACAAGGTAAGATTACAAACGTTCTTACATATGATACATGGAACGACACAGTTGTTCAAAAAGCTAAAGGTATGACTGACGCTGGTTCGGTTGATCTTGAAGTTGCTCGTGACCCGACTGACGCTGGTCAGATCATTCTACGTGCAGGAGCTGCAGTAGGTAACAACGAAAACTACGCCTTTAAAGAAGTTCGCGCAGACGGTACAAACGGCAATACAGGGACAGTGATTTACAACCGTGGTCTTGTTGCTGGTCTTCGTCGCCCTGGTGGTCGAAATGAAGACTTCGATCTTGAAGTTTACACTCTTGCTTTCCAACAGGAAGAAATCGTAGTTAATCCTTTAGATGGTGGTAACGCTCCTGTTAATACGGTAGTTCCAGCAATCACAGGTACAGCTCAAGTTGGTGAAACACTTACTTCAGACACTGGTACATTTACAGGTGACGCTACAATTACCTATGAATATCAATGGTATCGTGGTGGTTCGGCAATCTCAGGCGCTACATCATCTACATATGATCTTGTAGCTGCTGACGAAGGTTACATCATCACAGTCCGTGTAAGCGCGTCAAACGACGCTGGTTCAGCTTTCGCATTCTCTGCAGCTACTTCAGCTGTAGCGGCTGCATAATTTAAAACCCAGTAGGAGAAAAACGAGAAATGGATTTAAGCGAGATTAAACCCGTTGAACGGATGATCGACATCATCCACCCGTCAACAGGCGAAGAAGTAGGTCTTAAGGTAACTGTTGTTTCAATAGATGACGAAAGACTTAAACGAGTAAAGCGTAAAATTCAGGACGAAAGTATTCGTCTTCAGAACAAAAACAAATCATTCAAAGCAGAAGACATTGAAGACAACCGACTTAAGTTGGTTTTCGCAGCAATGACCAGCTGGCAATGGGTCGGTGAAGCCACGTTCCACGGCGAAAAACCTGAGTTCAATCTTAAGAATGTTAAGGAGTTGTTCAAAGAGCTTCCTTGGGTTCAGGAACAGATCGAAAACGAGGTAAGCGATCAAGCTGCTTTTTTTACGATCTAAAGTATCAGCTGACCGAAGCGATCAGAATATACGTCCGATACGAAACAATCAAAGACGAAGAAACAGGTGAAACTCGTAGAGAACTGAACGAGCGTTTAGGTATTCATTCCCCTGAGTTTCGCATCCCTGAAGTCGGTACTTATTTATGGCAGTGGTACAACGAGATCTCTCAGATCGGATCACCTCCTTCTGACAACGGGCGTGTAAATCCGATCCCTTATTCTGAGTATCGTTGTTGGGCTGAACTCACAGGAAAGATTGTATATCCTGTAGAATATGATATTCTCATAGCTATGGATCTAGCTTTCTGCGCTGAAACGAATGCTGAAACTGTAGCTAAGCGACTGAAAGAACAAGACCGAATGCAGAAAGAAGCGGAAGCAAAAAGCAAAGCCGCTCGCAGGAGAAGGTAGTTCAATGGCAGACATAGCTAAAATCGGTTTTCAAGCAGACACTAAAGCCCTCGAAGATGCTGTAGCAAAACTGAACAAAATCAAACCAGCAGCCAAAGGCGCTCAAGATTCAGCCAACCAACTGTCCAAAGCAGCCGCTGCAGCAAGTTTACAAGTCCAAAAAGCCGCAGTTACCGCAGCAAAAGCGGAAGCTTCTAAAGCTCAAGCGGTCTACAACACAGCCAGAGCTTCTGCTACCGCATCCAAGCAAGACATTGCAGCAGCAGCTGCAGCAAACAAGAAAGCACAAGCAGCATACAGTAACGCTAAAGCTGAGCGCGACAGAACCACAGCGATCATTGCAGCAATGAACGCTGAGAAACAAATGCAGAAAGTTACAGACGCTACGACAAACGCTTTGATGCGTCAGGACGCGGCGCTTAATGAAGTAGCTGCTGGCTTGGGTAGAGTTGGTCGTGGAGGTGGAGCTGGTGGAGGTGTACCAGTCAATCCAGCAGTACCAGCAAACGACGCAATGCCTAACCGTTTTAATACAGCCAACATTGCTGCACAGTTTCAGGACATTGGTGTTACTGCAGCAATGGGGATGAACCCTCTAACCATTGCTCTTCAACAAGGTACACAGCTCTCAGCTATTCTTAATTCAATGGAGAGCCCACTTAAAGGTATAGCTGTCGCTTTCAGGTCGATCATCAACCCAGTGTCCTTAACATCTATTGCTCTGGTAGGTTTGATCGCTGGAGGTCTTCAGTTAGTTGACTGGATCTCTGTCGGTAAGTCGGCACTGAATACTTTAGCTGACGGGATGCAGTTTGTCGCTGACAATGCTGGGGCTTTGAGTGTAGCTTTCTTGGGTTTAAGTGTCTCAATGCTTGCTTTGAATTGGTCTTCGTTGATAACAGGTCTTAAGACTGCGACAGTAACTATGGCTGCTCTAGCAGCTTCAACCTGGGGAGTCATAGCGCCTTTCGTTGCTGCTGGAGCAGCCGCCGCAGCGTTTGCAGGAATACTTTATGCTGTGTTTGGTCAAGACTTCATAAACGCAGTCAAAACTGGCGTTAACACTGGTATCGCGTTAATGGTTGGTTTTTTCAAATCTATTGCTGGTCTGTTTACGAGTACATCATTGTCCAAGATATTTGTTGGCGCTTTTGCTTTTGCTTTAAACGCTGTAGGAGCTTTGATCGAAACCGCTATAAACGGGTGGATAGCTGTTATAAATGGTTTTCTTGATCGTTTACCGCAGAGCATGAAAGACAAACTCGGAATTAACTTGCTGAGCGATGTTGATATTCCTTCGGTTTATAATCCTCTTATCGAAGGTGGTGTTGAAGCTGCTTCGATCATTGCTGACAGCTTTAGAGAATCTTTTGGTACTGACTGGGTTGGTGTAACATCGGAAGCTGTCGAAAGTGCAGCGCAAGCTGCAGTAGGTAAGCTTAGAAATCTGGCTTCAGGTCTAGGTGACGAAGAGAAGAAAAAACGCGGAAAGACAGACGCTGAGAAATACCAAGACGTAATTGACGCAGCAAACAGACGTATTGAAACTCTTCATGCCGAGCAGGAAGCGTTAGGTCTTACAGCGTTAGAAGCAGAAAAGCTCACTCGTTACACAGAGATGCTTAACAGCGCTCAACAAAAGGGTTTAACTCTTACTGACGCTCAAAAGAACGAGCTGAGAGACTTAGCTGGTGAGATGGCGGTACTGTCCGAAGAGACGCGCAAGACCGAAGAAGTTTTAGACTTCATGAAAAGCACGAGTAAGAGTTTCTTCTCGGACATGAAGGGTTCTCTTCAGGAGGGTGAAAGTCTATGGGATTCTTTTTCTAACGCTGTTGTGAATGCTTTGGATCGCATGCTTGAGAAGTTTCTGCAAGCTTCTCTGGATGGTCTGTTTGATAGCTCTATAGGAGCATTTGGTGGTAACGGTGGTTCAAGTTGGTTAACCGATATTGGAAGTTTCTTGTTCAGTGCAAAAGGCAATGCGTTCGCTAATGACAACGTTGTACCATTTGCTAAAGGTGGCGCGTTTACGAACAGTATCGTTAGCAAACCTACAATGTTCGCGTACGGTGATTCTTTCGGTGTTATGGGTGAAGCGGGAGCTGAAGCTGTAATGCCGCTAGGAAGAACTGGTGACGGTTCATTAGGTGTTAAGGTTGCTGACAGTGGAATGTCGGGCGGTGGTGGAAACGTTGTCGTCAACGTGTATAATAACAGCAGTGCAAAAGCTACAGTCAACCAGCGTCAGACAGCAAACGGTATGGAACTTGATGTTCTTGTTGATGAAACAGTAGCACAGAAAATGTCAGAACAGGGTTCGGCTTCTAGCCGCGCATTAAACAACCGTGACAATCGCGGTTACATACGGAGGGGATAATGGCAACTTGGCCTACAGACCTTAAGATAAATAGAGAAAACTTCAAAGAAGAACCGCCTAGCAATGCGTTGCGTTCTTCGATGGAGACGGGACCCGCTAAAGTACGCAAGAGAGCTGCTTCAGCAGTAAGACCTGTAAGCTTTAACATGATGTTGGATGATGACGACCTAGAGACTTTCGATGCTTTCTACTTGGCTAACGAAGCGTTGTCTTTTGACTTTACACATCCAAGAACAGAAGCAACAGTAAGTGCTAGGTTTCAGACAGAAGAACCAGTCTCCTACGACCTTAAGGAAACAATGTGGGTCGTCAACGTTAAGCTGGAGATCTTACCGTGACCTTAGAAACGAGTGACGACTTTAAGAGAGAAGCTTACGCCCAAGAAACCGACAATGTTTTTATAACGTTGTTGACTTTCAGTAGTGATGAACTTGACGAAGACATCTACATCACCGAAGCAGCTTACGAGACGTTACCGCTCGCTAACGTAGACGGTGTCGTAAGTAACGGTATAGAGTACATATACACTCCTTATGACATTAGACTTCCTAGAGACGATGCTACAGGGACGGTAAGCGCTAAGTTGATTGTAGACAATGTAGCGAGAAGTCTAATAGCTACGGTTCGTTCTATTAGCTCACCTGTAACCGTAACCGTTCAAGTGGTTTTGAGTAGAGATCCTGATTACGTAGAGCGTGAGTATGACTTCTTCCAGCTCACCTCGGTTTCTTACGATGCTTTTACCATCGAAGGTCAACTGACGTTAGATTACTGGGGTTTGGAACCGTTCCCGTCAGGACGATTCACACCTTCAGGTTTCCCAGGTTTATTCTAATGGAGTGGGTCAATCATTACGTCCGAACAGTGAAGTTCGTCGAAAGAGGGCGAGAAGAGACAAGAGCTGACTGCTGGGGTCTTGTTAGGTTGATATACAAGAACGAACTCAATGTAGACCTACCTTCGTTTCTCGATTACAAAACAACCAAGCAGTGTCGTAAGATCACTAAAATGATGGATGAAGAGCGTGAGATGAACTGGGAGGAAGTCAGCGGTTCCGAAAAGCCCTTCGATGTAATTCTAATCAGAGAAGCAGGTTTTGCGATGCATGTTGGCGTTGTCATAGGCAAAGGGCTTATGGTACATTGTCAGAACGGAAGCGATACGACCGTTGCAAACTACAAAACCAACAAAGACTGGACGAGTAAAGTAGAAGGTATTTACAGATATGCAAGAAATTCAGACAGCGCTTCTACCGTTCCAACAAACTAGAAAGACAGTTGTAATCCCTGAAGGTATGACCTTACAGGAGATGATCGAATACTTGGTTCCTGTAGATTACGCTAAGTTAGAGTTTAGAATTCTAATCAACTCTGAACTCATCGAGAAGAAGTACTGGCGCTCAGTACGACCAAAGCAATCAGCTATCGTCACAATCAACACCGTCCCTGGTAAAGGTGGAGGGGGCAAAAACCCTCTAGCTACTGTAATTAGTATTGCAGCGTTGATTGCTGCTCCATACGCTGCAGGTGCTTTTGGTAGTAGTTTAGCGTTAGGTATTTTCGGCGGCGGTGTAGCGACAGCAGGTCAGGTGGCTTTTGCTAGTGGTTTGATTAAAGTAGGTATAGCAGGTGTAGCTTATCTAGCTACGTCAGCGCTATCCAGCACTCCTGCGCAAAGCAACAACACAAGATCAGCAAATACAAGCATAACAGAGTCAAAAACTCAGTACGTTGAAGGAGCTTCGAACGAGATACTACCTTACGGTATCATACCTGCAAACCTCGGTACTAACCGCATGTTCCCGCCGCAAGCAGCTTTACCTTACACAGAGACAAGTGGTAAGAAACAGTACTCCCGTCAAATGTTTACATACGGTTACGGTGATGTAGAGATCACAGAACGAAAGATCGGTGAGACACTGACAAGCGAGTTTACCGAGATCGAGATGGAAGATAAACTGTCCTCAGATCTGAACGACGGTGTAGACCTCTATAGTAATGACGTGTATCAAGACGGTTATGCGGTTACTGTCAGTAACTCTACAGGTTGGATTACCAGAACAACACAACCTAATATAGACGAGTTTGAGATAGAACTTACATGGAGTCAGTTTTACGGCTTAAGTAGTGAAGGTGACGTTCAGAACATAACAGCAGCTTTCGAGTACAGATACGCTCCTACAGGAACTACTGACTACGTAGAGACTGTTGCGGTTTCCTATACTGAACGAACAACAGTGTCGATACGTAAAGTGATACGGGTGGTTTTACCGTCGAACGGTCAATGGGATGTTGATATTCGTAGAACGACAGCAGACGACAGCGAGACTAAGTATAGAAGTGAAGCGACACTAACCGCCATTCGTTCCATCACCTATGTAAACCCGATCAATCAGGAAGACATATCAGGAAGCGCCATGCGTATTCTTGGTACAGACCAACTTAACGGTTCTGTCGACAAGTATAACGTCATTTGTCAGACCTACATGGACGACTGGGACGCGGACGGGGAAGAGTGGCTTTCAAACCAACTCACGTCCAACCCAGCGAGTATATACAGACACATCCTTCAATCACCAGCGTTTGCTAAAGCTATCCCTGACGAAAGACTGCGATTGGATGAGCTTCAGGAATGGCATGAATATTGTGATACAGAAGGTCTGACCTTCAATCGTGTCATCGACTATGAAACAAGCGTTGATGAACTCTTAGATGACGTTTGCGCCGCAGGTTTCGCTACCAAAAGTAAAGTCGACGGTACTTATGGTGTTATCGTCGACAACGAGAAACCAGTGATAAAAGGAATGATAACTCCTAGAAACTCTTGGGGTTATCAAGCAGAACTCATATACCCTGAGATACCTCATGCTTACAGGGTAAGGTTTAGAAACCAAGATAACGGTTATGCGCTTGATGAGCGTATTGTCTACGCTGATGGTTACGATGAAGAGACAGCAGAACTTTATGAGGTTCTTGAGTTCTACAGCTGTACTGACGCTGAACTAGCTTATAAGTATGCTCGCAGGTATCTAGCCAATCTCTTGCTTCAGCCAGAAACTCATATTATCAACATGGACTTTGAAAACCTCACCTTCAACAGAGGTGATAGAGTAACACTCGTCAATGATGCGATCTTAGTCGGTATCGGTAGCGCTCGCATCAAGTCCTTAATTTACGACGATGACGAAACACCTACAGAAGTAACAGGTTTTGTTATAGATGATGTTGTTGAAGTCCCCACGAACGCTAACAACTTTGCTGTAAGAATTAGATATGCTGACGCTAGTTCTTTTGCCTACCATGAACTTGATACTGTTTTAGGTGAAACAAATGAGTTCACTTTCGTCACTCCGATAACTTATGACGACGACGAAGACACTGGGACAGACCAAATGCTCGAAGGGGCTCTGTGTTCGTTCGTAGAGGACGGGTTAGAGTTGGATGTTCTTATTCATGAAATAACAATGAACAAGGATCACTCAGCTCGCATCAGAGCTATTAACTATGCTCCTGAAAGGTTTACAGCATATGACGGTGACATTCCTGAGTTTGAGAGCAGAGTTACACTACCTTTAGCTAACTACCGCCCTGCCGCTCCTACACTGGACGGTGAGGTTCAGTCTGACGAAAGTGTTATGCTCAAGAACAGTGACGCAAGTTACGTAACCAGAATGGTCATTCCGATCAAGAACACGAACGAAGAGAACATAGGTACTCTTGTTAGAATAAGAGCGTCTGGTACTGCTGAATGGCTTTACCCTAGCGCTCTGTCCGTAACACCTACAGAAGTCGTTCTGACAGGTCTGCAAGGCGGCAGTCGTTATGACATTGAGATAAGATACCAGAGACTTACAGGGCAGAAGCTTATATCGCAACCACTAACATTAACGAACACTCTATATGAGGGGGCTACAGGAATACCTTCAGATGTTGAGAACTTCAGAGTAATCAAAGTCGGTGATTCAGGTTTCTTCGAGTGGGATGACATTGAAGACATTGATCTAAGTCATTACGTTATTAGACATAGCGCTTCGACTAGCGGGGCTTCTTGGGGTACTTCACAGGTTGTTAGTGATCGCATCAAAACAAACCGTGTCCCTGTCTACCTGCAGAACGGTACGTTCTTGATAAAAGCTGTAGACATCTTAGGTAATGAGAGTGAGAATGCAACCTCTCTTGTTGTTGAGGATGTGAACTTCTATCGAAATGTTGTAGAGACGCTTGACGATGCTAATGACAACAGCTGGGGTGGAACGAAAACTAATGTGGTTGTTGATGGAAGTACTATCACATTAGACGACAACACGAGTGTTGGTTATTATTACTTCTACGACGATCCTTTAGATTTAAGTGAAATTTATGACAACAATCTGACCGCAACTGTAGAAGCCTACGGTGCTACGGTTGACGGGTCTGGTCTTAACATTAGGTCTGTCACATCTATTCGTGAAATAACATCCATTAGAGGGGTCGAGAACAACTCGTTTAGCGTCTCGCTTGAGATGAACTACAGTGACGATGACGTGACCTACAGTGGTTGGACGAGCTTTGTAACTGGTAAGCTGAGCGCAAGATACTTAAAGTTCAGGTTAGTACTTGAAAGCTTCGACCCAGCTATCAATGTTGTAGTTTCCTCAGCTATTGTAACTGTTGATATGCCTGACAGAGACGAAGCCGAATCAGAGCTCACAGTCCCTACAGGTGGGCACACTGTCACGTACTCTGCGGCGTTCCAGAACAACCCTGCAGTCAACATTACCGTCAAGGACGGTGAGGTAGATGACAAGATCGAATACACCAGTAAGGATGCGACAGGCTTTACTTTTAAGGTGTATAACGCTACAGTAGGTGATTATGTGTCGCGTACATTTGACTACAGCGCGACTGGATACGGAAGGGTTGTCTCGTAATGTCTCAGAATAGTGTTGATTTCTCCACAGACCCTACAGGCGCTCAACTGCTTGACACCTTGCTTACAAACTTTCAGGAAAACTTCCATACCTGCAACATAGGAACTTCCACACCGTCCTATGCTGAGATCGGTACTCTATGGCTCGACAACACATCGAGTCCTTGGCAGCTTAAGATATACAACGGCACGAATAACATTGTTATTGGTTACGTGGATAATATAAATCTTAACTTCTACCCCTCAAAGATCGCAGACAGCTCTATAACTACCACAAAGATCAATGCGCTGGCTGTTACAGCTGCCAAGATTGCTGCGGACGCTGTAACGACTGTCAAGATACTTGACGCTAATGTAACGACTGCTAAGATTGCTGATAACGCGGTTACTCTCGATAAGCTCAATGGGGGAACTGCTGACAGGTTGTTAGGTTTTGACGGGTCTGGTAATCCGAGCGAATATAGTGTAGGTACGGGTCTGAGTTTGAGCGGTAGTGTGTTGAACTTAAATACGACAAGCCCTTACACGGTCATCGATAGGGATGTCATCACGTCCGCAACAACAGTAGATTACAGTAGTATTTTCGAAACGGGTAAGAATTACATCTTCTTGTTTGACAACATTACATGGTCTAGCAGTGACGCAGCTCCTTTCTTTAAGATCGAGAACGGCGGTTCATTCTTAAGCAGCTCTATATACTTTCAGGAGCTGCTTAAGGTACAGTCTGGAGCAACCCCTACATATCTATACAATACGGGCTTGTCTCAAGGAACTATTTCACAAAACCTCGACAGTGGTGTTTTCGGTTCTTTGCGGTTGATAGCTCCTTACGACACCGACAACTGTAAGGTTTACGTTGAGTGTTATGGTTATAGGCTCAGCGGAGGAACATACATTTACACCAAAGGGGAGTTCACATTAAACACCGCCGCTCCTTTTACTGGTTTACAGTTCGGTATAGGTGGTAGAACCATGAACGGCGGTACTATAACAGTCATTGAAGAGGATCTGTCATGACAACTAAAACTGTAATCTCCAGAAACGAACAAGGTGAGATCGTAAAAACTCAAGTCGAACTAACCCCGTCCGAAATTGACGCTAGAGCAGCAGAAGCACTGACGCAAGCCGCCGATAAAGAAGTGCAGGATGTTCTTGCTGCTAGAAACTCAGCGAGAAGGTCTGTAGAGATTCAGCTTGAATACATCGCTGAAAATGGTTTTCAAGCTTGGCTGGAGCGTGAGTATCAGATCAGACTTAACAACCCCAAACCAGGTCAATCAACCCCTAACATGGATGACCCGTCCTCATAAAAAGGAGTAATCATGCTTATTCAAGTTATT